GCTTGAGTAAAAGTGGATGTAGCTTCATTACCACTCTTATCTTTAACATAATAAACTAAAGTCCAGATACCATCAGTTATAGTACCTAAATATGATTCATTTAAAGTATATGTTAAAGCTGCTGGATCAACAGTAGAAGTAAATGGTAATACAGCAGTATATGGTGTAATAGCTTGCCATGTAGTAGTATCCATAAGATCAATAACAATATCTGTTCCTGCTGGATTAGTTAACGTAATAGTAGCTTCTTCTATATCATCATCATCAATCTGAATATTAGTACCGCCACTAGTAGCAGTCTGCCACCCTGTAGTATTAGAGACAGCATTAAACTCGCCTGTAGAATCAGTTATTACTAATTCTGTACAACTAGTCTGTTGTAACGTATTTATAGTTAGTATCAGTGCCATATACTTTTTATTAATGGGGAGTCGGCTTTTATACCGACCCCCCGTTAATTGTTAACTATTAAGTGAAGTCTGCTGCATGCCCTGTAGAATTAGGGAAATAAGTAGTATCACCTTGCAATACATCAAGTACTGCATTATTATAAGTAGTGTTATCTGCCATAGCGATGATAATTTCGCCCGGAGACCTAGGAGTAGAACCAAGATATTTGGCATCATCATTATAATACTGGAAATAAATAGTATTATATGCTGTTCCAACTACTGCTGGTGCGAAGATAGTTGGAGGAGGTACGCCAAGACGATTTTCTTTACCCCAATTACCTTGCGCAAACCAATATAGATCGGCAATCTCACCATAAATACCTTTGCCAAGTATAGGTGCAACGCTATAAGTAACTACATCAGAATCATCAAAGTTAACTAAACCTACTGAAAAATCAACTACATAGGGATGAAATACTCCCGGTACAAAGTTAGATTGAGCAATACCAGTCATTTTGATACCATAATCAGCTGCGGTTGCTTCAGCAGCAGTTACAACTTCAGTATAGTCACTTCCAGTTGCATAAGTACCAGATGGTTCTACGACAGCTCTATCTAGTGTAATAACATTAGTAGAAGCCCCACTAGCTGAAATTATCTTATATATAGAACTAGTAAGTGCTACAGCAGTTGTAGTAGTAGCTCCTAGTCTAATATAATCTCCAGCAGCAGGTGCAGAACCAGTATTATATGTACCAGTAGAAGTAACGCTAATAGTAGTTGTACCATTTACAACAGCACAATTACCATCAAAGTCATATCCAGTATTCAAAGCATTTGAATTAACAAGATCAAACTGAATCAATGGTGTTGCCTCACGCTTAAAGTTACCAAGAAGACTATCAAGAATACCATGAGCCATCTCTGGTTGAGTTGCAGCACTATCTGATTTATAAAAAGCTTGCTTCATCATAATTTTATTAGCAAACTGAGCTAGTGTACTTTTCATCTCAATATTAACTGTAAAAGCAGTAGTGTTAATAGGAGTAAACTGACCAGTTACACCATTATACCCAAGATAGGTAACTTGCTGCGTTTGAGAAACTGTATTAATAGTTCTCGCATTAGTAATAGTAGTCCTCTTAATACGAGGTGAAAGCAGTAATGATGTGCCATTTCTTACAGCTACTCTGAAATAATCTAGTGCACTAATATCACTAACTGCTAAATTAGAATCATTAAGAAAAGCTACTGTCCCATCAATTAAACTAGCATAGCCTTCTACTATGGTAGCGTCATCTCCAAGCACTGTTACAGCCTTGCCGATAAACATGTGGAGAACATTTTTTTGATTATACATGATTGTAAAGTATTTAAAAATTAAACATAAGAGCTATTCAGCTCTTGCTTGCTGTGGCTGTTGTTGTCTAGATTGTTCTAAAGCTGCTCTTTTTGCTATAATAGTTAAAGCTTTTTTAGCTGCACCATCAACAATAGTCCTGTGAAAAAACGAGTTTACTTGACATTCTATATCAGAATCAACGTTTATATCATTAGGTCTCGCTATATACCTAATACTATAACTAGTAATAATTGACCCATTAGTTATTAATTCATGTTGTCCATTAAAATCAAGCCTCCAAACTAATTCATCATAAGGATTGACAAACGGATTGTTAATATTTGTATTATAGTAATCATACTTAATTGGTACTACTGTAGCTGGTGCTACTATACCAGATAATATAACATGTTCTTCTAAAGCAAATAATAAATTGGTAGGTAAAGCTACTGTTACACCATTAGCATAATTACTAGTATTATCTGTAAAAACAGTTGTAGTATACCTAGATATTAAACTAGTTAATATTTTTTTCTCTAACTCAGTCCTATCAAATGTATTATAAGCCATTAATACAAACTCATTTTGACTATCACTTAGTAATTTACTGAAATCTAATGTAATAAAAGGTTCAGGTAATATACTAAGAATAGTCTTTAGCTGTAAACCTAACTCATATTTCATTTCAGTAGGTGTCATTATTCAGCTTGTTGACGTTGTTTTTGTTGTTGTTGAGAGTTATCTACTCCCATCTTAAGTCTATCCTGATCTGTAGCAATAGTTGCAAGTTTAACAGCTCTTTTTACTATTAGTTCTTGAGCTTCTTCACTTAATTCACATAATTCTGAACTAACTGTACCGTCTAAATCTATAGCTGCTGGTTCTCTTATATATACTATTTCAAATACTAATACTGATTTACTAGTAGATAATGCTACTACTGTATGCTTATCTGTAAATATAATAGGTGTATACTCATTAGTAGAATCATTATAATGTATAAGAACTTTAGGATGCAGGATAATCTGCTGATTCATTGGCGATTGTATAAAGAACCAAGCATCATTTTTAGCTACCTGCTCACATGGTATCCATTCATTATTAATAGTAACTAAAGTAGTTCTACTACTTATTAATAGATGTGAATTGACAAAGTATAAAAACGGAAGAGACAAACTGTTAGATGACTGATAGGCATAACTACCACATGATTCTAAAGTACATGCAACTATTCCTGTCTTTTCTATTCTAGTTATTTCAAGTAATTTATCAAAAGCTCTTGCATTAGCAAAAGTAGTTATCAACTCCATCATAGATGTATTCATGAAACTGGATATCTCCGCCTCTACTAATGGTGGAGCTGATAAACTAGCTATTGCGTCATACGCAACATTAAATCTTAGCAGTGCCTCTTGATTGGTCATTAGAGTCTTTTATTTTAGCAGCTGGGGTAGATGGGGGTACAGCCTTTGTATCTGGATCAAGCAAAGCTCTAACACGTAATAAGTCTGCATGAAACTCTGAACTTAATATATTAGATACTGCTTCATCTAAATTCTTACCTAAATATCTACCATCAATATTATAGTCACCACGTACACCAGACCTATCAATATAACCTGCAGCCATTGCACGATTCAAAAATAATTTAGTCTCATAATTAGTATCCTCAATAACTCTCATATAACCATTAGGATCTGAGTCAATGATATCCTGAATCATAGATTTAAAGACATCACTACTGGATTGAGGATCAGGTCTACGTGACTTAGGAACCTGCATCCAATAAACACTTAAGAAATCATACATCTTAACTGAAACTGCATCAATAGATGCGAAATGTCTATAAATAGTCTTCATACGATCAGCTTTAACTGACTTAGCCACATCCTGATGATTTGGATCAGTTAAAGCAAATCTGTATGCACCATCTTCAAATCTATCTTCCCATGATGGAGCTACAGCTGGATTTACTTTTAATATACGCCATTGTAAGTTCTGAATAGGATCACTCAAATCAAGTGTATGTCCTTTTTCCAGAAAGTTAGAATCTTTAGTAATAGTAACCCTAAAAGTATGCCAGTAATTATCTTTCTTCTTACTGAAACTTAAGTCTACTCTTAAACGTTCTTCAAAGAACTCTTGTTCTTCTTGAGTTAGAATTTGTAACAACCCTCCATAACGTCTTAGAGGTAATACAAATTCTGATTTGGTACCATCATACATAAAGAATCCTACGTGATTCTTATCTGTAATCATACCTCCTTCTCTAGTTACAGGCATAAGCACCACCTTCTTATCAAATAAGATGCCTTGTGAACTGAGTTTTGCTCTTGATTCTGTCATTGTATTCATCTTCCTTAATTGATTAATATTAAATTAACTGTCCTTTGAGCCAGAGGGCAGTAACGAACTGCCACTCTTTAGCTATAAACTAACGCTCTACACTTGAGCTACACTGGCATTGTTATGCAAGAATATTAGGAATAAGCCTTGCACAACGCATTGGATTAACAACTTGTGCTCCACCAATGAACATTTTAAGTACTTCATACCCATCAACACCGTTAGATGCTTGATTAGGAGTATTAAGATTATTGTAAGGATCATAAGGAGAACGCATACCTTGAATATACTTGTACACTTCTTCATCCCCTTGCATAGCAATCCTTTGGATATTTGGTTCACCATTAGCTGTACCAAAATCAAGAATGTCAAAAGAGTGTGAACTTGCTAATCCACCCTCTGGATGCATAAGCTTGTTACGTACAGAATCATCCTTCATAGGATCAATAAAGACTTGGAACTTAATTCCATTAATCCATTCATACTCGGCAAACTGACCACGATAAGACATTTTACCATCACCCTTCATTACAATACGATCTGTAGAGAAATTAGGAGTATAGCTAGATGAACCTTCAGAAGCCGATACGTGGAAATCATAGGCTCCATATTCTCCAGTAGATAAGATAAACTTACGCTCATCTTCTGGTAGTTTACCTACAGATAGTCCAAGAGCTAATTGACATAACCAGTCAATATCAAATTTATTAAAGGCAAAGACATTAGATGGAGCAATCTGTTCTTGAACTCCCCATCCAGCCCTGATCTCATAACCAGATTCTCCAGTATTACCATAGGTACCATCAATCATCTTGTTAGAGTTACCATAGACAATAAGCCTAGCAATTTCTCGCCTAAACTGAGTTAAGAATACCCAATCAAGCTGACCCAACCAGCTAGTCATTTTCTTCTTGGTATGTGGATCAATCCAAGAGAAAGCCATAGGCTTATTTTTACCTTTACGTATCATGTTACCCGGAACAAGATACTGTTTACGAATGCTAGACATTACATTCTCCATTCTAAATGGAGAAGTATGTGTAACATCACCACCTCTCTTTGAGAGTGTTTGTTCAGTCAAGCTATACTCCTTAGACCACCTTTTTCCTGCAGCAAGTTCAGCTGCTGGTACAAATAAAAGATCATCACCAGTTACAAGTTGCACTGGTGCAAGGTAAGTAGTGCCTGTAGGAATTAGGTCATTAACTATACGCAACTTGTATAAATCTGGTTTTTCACCAACAAGAACATCAGTTGCACTAAATAGTCTCTCACCAAACTCCATGTAGAATACTGATCTACCAATACCAGCCTTAGATGGCTGAGCAGCCATTGTAGAGTCTGAATAATACGCCAAAATAGGAATATTCTTTTCATCAGCTCCTTGCAATAACCATTGGAAAGGTACATCATCATCAATATATCTCTTAGGGAACTTATTCATGTAAGACACGATATCATCCCCACCAAGATTAACTTTAAACAGCAGTTCTGCTACACTACTTAAAAGTATAGGTTCTTGCTGATATAAAGCCCCCCAGTGATTTTCGGTTGTTAAACCAGCCCAATCAGTGGAGTCTACAGTTTGAAGTTTAGATATTAACATAGTGGATAAATATTAGAATCAAGATTAGTTTTCGTTATTAATGTGTTAAGCTTCGTCTGATTGATTCAAGTGTTTCACCAGAAGAAGGTTTATCCTTAGAGTCAGCTGCTTTAGCTGGTCTATAACCAGTTGTTGAAATTCCAGTAGATGATAAAGTTCTATCTAGTTCTTCAATAGCTTTAGTCTTTGCTGAAGCAGTAACATTTTTTAAATTACCATCAAATTGCCCAGTTACAATAAGATAAGCTAGTCTGATATCAAAATCAGTCGGATTTTCAGCTCTTTTCTTACCTACTAAGCTGTAAGTAGTACCTGTATCTTTATCTATAGCTACAGGTACTGTAACAGCTTCATATATTTTCTTCTTTAATGGTTCTGACAATTTTTGTGTAGGGCTAAGTTCTTTTAATCCGTCTAACCTTGTTTTTAAAGTATTCATTTGATTAAGAACTATGTCTTCATTTGCTTTTTTTAAAGCTTTCCCTGCTTGTTTTTCACTATCCATAGTCTGCTTCCCTTGCTCTTTTAATAGTTTAAGAGCAATCTTACCTTTCTCTTTTAACTTATCAAGAGTTTCAGCTTCTTGGATAGCCAAATCAACTTCTTCTTTAGTAAAATTTCTAACTACTAATAACTGCCGATATAAGTCTTTAGCTAAGTTATCATCGGCATCTACTTTATCTTCAGTAATAGAATCTAATCTATCAGTAGCTACTTGTAATTGTATAATTCTATCATGAGGTACACCACTCTCTAAAGCATCTAAATATTCTTGTTGCTTTTCATTAAGTGATTTCTTCCATGATTCAACATTAGAATCAATAGTACGTCTATGCAACTCTATAAGAGCTGCTGATGCACTACCAGTATCAGTAACCAATTTATCAAACTCTGCTTCGTCAAAGTCAGTAAGAACCCCCTCTTCATATAAAGCTTTGGCGAGGACAGAGTATGGTGGTGAGGAAGAGGAGCTACTTGCTTTACTAGAGGGGGTCTTACCTTTTCCTATTACTTTTACCTCATCACCTTCATCTGTTTCTTTATCTATAGATGATAAGTCTGCTACTATAACTTCATCCGAAGCTATATTATCATCAGTTATCACCTCAGTCGGCTCTTCAGAACCATTTTTACCGGGTTCCTCAGTCCCAGTTGCTACAGTATCAACACTATCCATATCAACCGGAGTCATGATGTCACTATCGCTGTCATAAAATACTTCCATACTCTTTGATTTTAATTACAAATATAATACAAATTATCTATAAAAACTAGATTTAACT